TCTTCTTCCATACGTTCTTATCGTAGGTTTACTTTAATAACCTCATACTTAAAGTTTTCAGACTGATAGATGTTTACTCTCTCGTTTAAATGTTTGAGTGTATAATTCCTACCGTTAATATCGTCAGCGATATCGTATAAAGTCGCGATGTCTTTACCTTCTCCTTTACGTAAGACTCTTCCGATGGATTGCAAGTTTCTAACACGAGACTTACTAGGTGAAGCAAAGATAATATTGTGTAATCGTTTGATGTTAATACCAGTGGAGAACGTACCGTATGATGCGATAATGACGGCATTGTTTTCGGTTTCAGTTAGGTGTCTAACCTCTTCCCTGTCCTCAACATCTGTTCCACCATGAACAAAGAAAACTTTTCTCTGATCATCTACTGTATTATTTATCAATTCATACAACGGTTCCCCATGTTTTTCGATATAATTGAATAGTACAAGAGTGTTGCCTTCAATGTCCGCTACTAGATTCTTGATCAAGTTGTTCCTTCCACGGTGTTGCACCAGGAAATCAATCTCTTCTTGATATGATTCAAAGTATTGCGGAGCATGGTTACAAAGCAGTACCTTGATCCTAAATTTAGATAAGTAACCAGACTTGATTAAGTCGTCAGTTTTGGTAACCTGCTTACAGGATCCAAACAATCCTTCCAGCACCCACTTGTGTGTCTTGCTACCGTCAAGTGTACCAGTAAAACCAAATCTGTATTTCGCATTATGAAGTTTGGTCATAATGCCCGTCAATGACTTAGACTTAAAGAGATGAGCCTCGTCTCCAATCACACAGTCAATGTCGTCAAAGTACCTCTTGGGGAACTTGTAGATAGACTGCCATGTTGAGATGATGACTTCTTTATCTGTGTTCTTATCCTTCCCACTGTAAATCTTATGAACATGAGCATCAGCATCCCATCCGTACTCTTTGAAATCGTTGACCATTTGCTCCACCAGGGAAGTAGTAGGCACGATGATGAGCGTTTTCTTGTTGGTAGCGCAATAGTATCTGACGAGGGAATAGATCATCAGACTCTTTCCGCTGCCCGTAGGAGAAAGAAGTAATTTACGATTGTTCTTCAGCGCCTCGTAGACCGCCTTGTATTGGTAGTCACGGGGTGGGACATTACTTATCTTGTCCATGAATACTTTGACCCCTTCTAGGGACACAAAGTCGTTAGTCTCGCTTACTTGACCATACCAATCGTTCTGTTCATATCCTATGGTGTATGCTCTTTCATACGCCCACTCATTCAGGTGATCTAAAAGACCACCATACAACTCACCAGTCCCAGGCGAATACAAGCGGATCATTCCATCCCAGTATTTGTACCTGGGATTTCTTTTTAGAAATTTTGCTTCTGGTACTTCAAAAGAAAAATAGTCAGATAACTCATGGTGAATATGAGGTGCGCCCGCAATAGTGACGTATACCTCATTCTTCTTTTTGATTACAATGTCGGTCATTAGTCACTGCCGTTGATAAATTTCTCCCACTGAATTGCAGAATTGATCTGGAATCCACGATTGGAAATCTGTTTCATTACTTGGTCTAGAAAATAAAGCATCTGGTCAATGTACTTGACCTTTGCTTCCATGTTGATAATATCGTCGTCAGATTCAAGGTACACTTTCATCTTCTCTGAGGTTTTGATGCTGTTGCCGAATGGTTTCTCTGCATATGTTTTGGCGTCAGCTTCTCCACCGTAATATTCTCTTTTCTGCCTCACAAGTTGCCTTGCTTGAAACTCCAATGAGGTTTTGATCTCTGTTAAATCAGTGTAGTGGTTTAAGTATTTATTGTGCTGGAAAGGGATCTGCAGCGCCAACTGACCAAGATCTGTGGTATATTGTTTGTTCTTAAATTGAAAGTCTACCTCAGAGTCTTCTGCCCAATCAGCGCGGATTTTTTCAAAGCGATTACGAAGGGAATCAAAGTTCATTTAGATTGGTGTCGGTGATCATATAGTTATGATACTTGAAAACAACGTTAGCTGTAAAGTATTCTTGGTCGGTCAAAGTAGCATCAAATGGAATAGACGTTAGTGAGATAGGAAACAAGTTCTTAAACACTGCCGCTGTCTTGATTTGAAAGTTAGAAGTGGTGATCAGTAACCGACCGTCACTGTACTCAGGTTCTGATGGGACTACTGTGCTATCTGCACCATCGTTACCATTTCTCCTGATCCACTTCTGTATTGAATTGTAGTTTGATAGATCTTCATCAATAATAAACTGCACAGAAAAGTCCCCAAAGGTTACTCCACCACCAGGAACGATGGGTACAGAGCGAAACCTTGTAGGGACTTCTGTTACAGGCATTGCGATCTCTGGTACATTAGCACTCTGACAGAAAAAATCTACGCCGTCAAACAAGTCGAGTTCTAGTTTGAACCCAAGTGGAGACAGGTAGTTTCTGTTCTTTGGTTGTGCTTTGTACCAGTCGGCAGACATATCAACTTCCCAAGCTGTAACTATTTAGTTAGTCACATATCATGGTATTTGTGATCTAGAACTATCTTGTACAGTGAGTTCTTTAGATCCCATAAGTGTTCTTGTTCTTCCGCTGGTCTAGCAGGAGAACCCTCCCAGTTCTCTAGACGTTTACATACACAGTGATATAACAGATAGGCGTCACATGGAGCCAATTCAATCTGATACATTACTACGTTGTCGTCTTCGTTCATGGGTGTCCTGGGCTAGGTGGAATTATTTGATAGGATAATTTATCTCTCAGTTTATTGATTCTATCTTCATCAAACGATTGGAAGTTACCACGTTTGTTTACCTTCTTGTAATAATGTAATGCATTCTGGATGATTGTAAAATCCTCCAACGTCAACTCAAAGTTCATGGGTTCCTCGGGTCTATTCCTAGATCATTTAGATATGTAGTCCACCAGTCAGGGTCTTTCTTTTTCCAGATAGGAACAGGTTTACCCTTTTCTGAGTAATGATCATAGAGAGCTTTATCGATAATCTGTGCGATCTCCATACTCCTCTTCTTCCTCATCAACATCTGCATACGCATCCTCCAGATAGGGTCCTCGTTTGCGTAGAGGTTCTTTTCGGACATAATCAGCCTCAGCATTAACAGCAGACATCCATACAGCAATTTTCATTACTATGTAGATAATCGCAAGGGGAGCAAAACATAATAGCAATGTAAATTGAGATTTCATTCTTCGTCATCCTGATCGTAAGTTAATCTACAATCCCAGAAATGGTCTTCTTCCCACTCTGGTTCATATAATGGACAGGGTTCCTCAAAGAGGTGACCCATCCTTAGTTGTTTAATTCTTTCTCGCAGTCCTTTATAAAATTGTCTTTTATCGTTTGGGTTCATGCGTAGTATGCTTTGTAGTAAGCGACGATTCCGTCTGTCCTCACGTTTCCTTGAGAGACCCAATCATGGACACACTCGTAGATACTTTGACTAGAATAACGTGGAGATCCATCAGAACATAATTCCCTACCAAATTTGTGAAGCAAGATGTTCAGACCCTGAGTCCTAACATCCATACGTTCATCACTGTAGCGCCAATCAGCTTGTGTATTCATTGATAATATCCAAGATAGTGTTGTAAGCGTGGTGAGCACCATCATGCCAGTCTCCTGACTTGTCGTGCTGTGTACCATCATACAATTCAGTTTTAAGTTTGTACACTTTTGCAAGCATATCAGTTTTACTCAATCTTCCTCTAGGCATTTTTTCTTGGTTCATTTTGTTTTACCTTTGCAAAGACCATATTGTAGTATTGACTTTTTGTGTCTTTTGCTTTTTGCATTTGCTCCAGTATAGACAACCAAATCAAATACTGCATCGTACTCTTCATATTATACTCTCCTTATAACTTTTATATAGTTACACAGGTACAAAAAAAGGGGTCCGTGTGGACCCCCAAACAAAGTATGTAACGATAGATCACATGAGGTTGGTAACCTGTGTGCGTCTGTAGTACATGTTAGAACCTGCGGTGAGGGACTCACCATCAGGGGTGCCGTTGTATGCACCGTTGGTTGTAACGAATGGGTTGGATACCATGCCGTAGCGAGTCTTGAAGCCAATCTTAGGCTGGAAGGTGCCTGGGTCGATGGAACGAACCATTTGGAGGGGTACGTATGGGCAGTAGAAGAGACCTGCGTCATAAGGCGAGGTGCCCTTGTAACCGACGACATAGAAGTGCTTGTCGCTTAGGTTTGCTGCATAAGGATCAACGTAGACCTTGATGCGTCCGTTGATTGTACCGACTAGGAGGTTACCAGTATCATCGACTTCACCGATGGAAGGACCGCCTGCACCAGTTAGACCGCTGCTGTAGTCAAGTACGCCAGCCATTGCTAGTGCGCTAGCAACGTCTGCAGAACACATCAGGAAGTTGCCCTTTCCTCTACGAGTCTCTTGTGCGATTGCGTTAGCATCACGCTCGATTTGGAAGAGAAGACCCTTGAATTTCTCAACCGACCATCTGCCGTTGGAGTCAACGTCGAGGTCGAATACACCAGAAGTTGCAACGTTGTTTGCTGCACCAGGCTTAGCAACAGTGTAGACCGTTCTGACGACTTCACGGTTGATCTCAGCAAGGACTTCGCTAGACAGGATGTTAGCGAGCTCTTGCTCAGCATCTAGACCATGGATCGCCTTGAGGTCTTGAGCGAGTTCCAAGGTGTACTCAGCTTTGAGTGCTCTGGACTTAGCGGTCACAGAGGTCTTCTCGATGCTGAAGGACATCTCACGGAACAGCTTGCTAGCATCGCCAGCTTGCTCTAGATCTTCTCTAGCGAAACCACGAGGTGCTTCGTAGGTGCCAGGGGAGGAATCGTTGAGGAGAGCAGGGTTGTTACCTTCTGCGTCGCCACCAACACCAGCGCCAGTTCTAGGAGTGTAAGCACCAGCGGTAGCGTCGAGACCAGCAGTGAAGCCAGCATCGGGCTCGTTGAAGAGTGCTTCTTCGCCGCCTTGGTTCTCGTAGCGGGATCTCATGGCGAAGATGAGTCCAGAAGGACCAGACATAGGCTGAACGCCACATACGTCATATGCCATAAGGTTAGGCATAGCACGACGGACGAGGCTGATTAGAACGGGGTCGAAACCAGCGAGACCAGCGGTGTTAGCGGAAGCAAGTGCCGAACCAGCAGGGGATACGGTGCTAGCGCCTAGGGAGTTGACGGCAACTTCATTGATCATGCCGCGCTCTTCACGAAGAGCTCTTTCTTGGTTTTCCAGGAGTACAGAGGTCACTGCTCTCTTGTAGCGATCCTGGATTTCAGGAGCTTCGCCATGGTTAAGAACAGGGGACCACTTTTCCTGGAGATGTTCTGCGTTAAACATTAGTTTCTCCGATGTTTGTTAGGAATTGTGGATAAAATTATTTAGGGAATCACTGATTCCAGCGGTTCATTGCCTGGAGGTATGCTGCCATTGCTGGAGCAATCTCTTCGGATTCCACTGGAGTCTCGTCAGCAACTACTTTAGGAGTGCCTTCCTTGGGGAAGTACGATTCCTTGATAGTGGTGAGTTTCTTAGAGAATTCCTCCTCAGAAGTAAACTCAACACCCTCAGCAAGAGATGCTAGTTTGTCTTTTTGGGTGTCTACTAGATCCTCGGCAATTTGCTTGACGATGATCTGCTTAGCAGACTCATTGAGACGATTTTGAAGTTCAATATTTGCCTTAACCTGTTCGTTGAGGCGTTCTTCCATCTTACAAAGATCTTCAGTCATACCTTCGACGACATCAACTTTTTCGTCGGGGATATTAATGTAGTGTTCTTCAAAGAGACCCTTCAGACCAGTGATAAAGTCTTCGGTGATCTCATTTCTGATACCACGGTCAACAGCGACTTGGTTTTCCTCAAGCCACTTGGTGACAGCGTAGTTGATTGTGCCAGTTACTTCTTCAGCAAGTTCTTTCTTGTGTGCTTCGACTTGCTCAGAAAGTTGTGCCTGGAACTGCTCTTCGAGTTTGCCCCACTCTTCGGTCAGTTTAGACTTAACGGCAGCTTCAAAG